TAGGTTCGCTTGTAGGTTCGCTTGTAGGTTCGCTTGTAGGTTCGCTTGTAGGTTCGCTTGTAGGTTCGTTGTCCGTTAAAAATTGTCCACAAATTAATGCTATAAAATACTTGACAACGGACAAAAAAAAGTTTATAGTATGGGGTGGCGGGGCGGGATATCATAAGCTCATTAAAATTAATTTATTTTTCTTCTTGACTTATATGCTATCTAATGCTATACTACAGATATTAATTAACAAAGGAGAAAGTAATATGTACTTAGTAATAAAAGAAAACTACAGAAGAATTGATTATTCTTCATATGCATACGAAATAAAAATGCATACCAATGATTATTCACTAGCGGTTGACTTTGCAGACTGTAAGCAAAGAGAAGCTGATGAGCTAGGAGAGCGTGATCTTACATTTAAAGTCGTTGAGTTTCCGTCAAACTTTAAGTTTGAAAGTGAGATAGAAGCTGACACTGACGCAGAATTTGTTGTAAAGATTGACGATGTCAACTAATACTTTCATGATCACTTTGGTTGTGCTGGGCGGTCTATACTTCCCAGCACGATTTATATTATCAATTGGATGGGGAATTTAATGACAAAAGAAGAAAGAAGAAGATTAAAAGCTTCAATTAGACGTGGCGCAAGATACCAGACACCTCAAGAAATTGAAGAAAAAATGTTTCAAGATAAACTAGAAAAAATAGCTAATGAATTTGATATTACTCCTGACCAAGTCTATGAAGAGTTAGTTATAAAGAAAAATTAACCCTTGACAGTTATCCTTTAATATGCTATAATATGCATATTAAAACAAAGGAGAAAGTAAAATGTTAGATATAATTTCAATTGTGTTGCTTATGTTGGTTACAAGTCTATTGATTGTAACAGGGCAATTCTGGTTTGCTATGGGTTCATTTGTTATCTGTAGTTTATATATTGCTAGAATGTTTGTAAAATAAAGTATTGACAGTTGTCCTTTAATATGCTATAATATGCATATTAAAACAAAGGAGAAAGCATGAGAAATACAGCAAAGAAAGTCGAAGCTCGATTGATCAAGATCAATGAGTATTTAGACACGGACTACGAGCTGGAATACATGAGGGACTATGACTATCCATATAAGATTGTATCCAATCAACGTTCAGTGGACGAGAGCCAACGGTTGACGGTTAGCGAAGCAATCGAATGGACTAATGGTGTTATTAATGCATACTTTGCATTGTATGACCGGTTGACAGTTTCCCGTCGTCGTTAGACCTCGGGGCTTTCTCGGGCTACATATCCTCCACAATATGTAGCCTTAGTATAAATAAAGTGTTGACAATGTTGTAGCATTATGCTATAATATAGTTAATTAAAACAAAGGAGAAAGCAATGAAAACTGATACAATTAAAAAAATACTTACTGAGGCAAAAGAAAAAAACCTCACTTGGAATTTTTCCTATGAGGGACAATATCATTACCCAAAAGATACTAATAGAGGGAAACCAGATTATGATGACGGTAATGATGGTTGGGGTAATCCGAAATTAAGAACTAACGATATCGAAGACTCAATCAAAGAAGAAAATCTAGGAGCAACAGACGATTTTATTATTACATTCAACACAGGTGAGAAAATTCTATATACGCCTTATGAAGAAGATTGTGAAGTATGTGATTATTCTGGTTCTCTTACTTGGATTGATAAATATATAAATTAATCCTTGACTGTGGCAGAAATGCCACAGTCGCCCTGCGGGCGTGCCATATCTAGTGGCCTCGCTTCGCTCGGCATACTACATATAGTGTGTTGCATAAATGCAACAGCTCGCTGCGCTCGCGGTAAGCGGCGCCCTGCGGGCGCTGTAAGCTTGCGCCTTCGGCGCCGTAAGCTCGCTCGCTGCGCTCGCTCGCCTAGGGTACCTGTAACCTATTGCAAACTTGATTGACTTCTTATAAAATGTTAACACCCCCTTTTGTACAATGTATACTTTATATTTATGTATATATATAATAATCTAGACATAGAACATGGACATAAAAGATTTTAAAGATCAATTAACCGATTTAACTCCTGAAAAACGTAAGTTGTTTGCAGAGCTTTTAGAACGCAAACAAAACTTAAAGAGGACCCACGATGCACAAAAAAACTTCTTGAGTTTTGTAAAATTTATGTGGCCAGATTTTGTGGAAGGGACCCACCATAGAATCATAGCGGAAAAATTTGATAGAATTGCGGATGGGACCCTAAAACGTCTAATTGTAAATATGCCACCCAGACATACCAAATCTGAATTTGCATCATTTATGTTACCCGCGTTTATCATGGGCCGTAATCCGTTGACCAAGATTATTCAAACATCGCACACCGCAGAGTTATCGCAAAGGTTCGGCCGTAAGACAAAACAATTAATTGACTCATCAGATTATAAAAAAATATTTCCGGAAACGGGACTCCAAGCAGATTCAAAAGCTGCAGGTCGTTGGGATACCAGTGCAGGTGGCGAATACTTTGCGGCTGGTGTCGGTGGTGCGATTACCGGTCGTGGTGCGGATTTGTTAATTATTGATGATCCACATTCAGAGCAAGACGCTCTTAGTGAGTCAGCAATGGAGAATGCATACGAGTGGTACACATCTGGACCAAGACAGCGTTTACAACCTGGCGGTGCAATCGTTCTTGTTATGACTAGGTGGTCAACGATTGATCTGACCGGTAACTTGATGAAAGCACAAGTTGAACCTAAAGCTGACCAATGGGAAGTGGTGGAGTTTCCGGCAATTATGGACAGCGGTCTACCGACGTGGCCTGAGTATTGGAAGCTACAAGAATTAGAATCTGTTAAAGCATCACTTGCAATTTCTAAATGGAACGCACAGTGGATGCAGAAACCTACATCTGAAGAAGGCGCTATCTTAAAACGTGAGTGGTGGAAAACTTGGGAGCACAAAGAAAAACCAAACTTGCATTATATTATTCAATCTTATGATACTGCATACAGTAAAAAAGAAACGGCAGACTATTCGGCGATTACGACATGGGGAGTGTTCTCGCCTGATGATGCACGACCTGCATTAATTTTGTTGGACGCGCGCCGTGGCCGGTGGGAGTTTACTGAACTTAAAGAGATTGCGCTTAAAGAATATAATTACTGGGAACCAGAGATGGTATTAGTTGAAGCTAAAGCTAGCGGTATGCCGTTGTCCGATGAACTGCGTCGAGCTGGTATACCCATTACCAATTATACACCAACCAGAGGTAACGATAAACGGACAAGGGTTAATTCCATCGCACCAATGTTTGAATCAGGTATGGTCTATTATCCGGAGGGTAGAAAGTTTGCTGAAGAAGTTATTGAAGAATGCGCTGCTTTCCCGTATGGTGAGAATGACGATTATGTCGATACTGTTACGCAAGCGCTCATGCGCTTCAGACAGTCAGGATTAATTCAGCTACGGATGGACTACGAACCAGAACCCGTAGACAACACGAAAAGAGTATTTTATTAATGGATAGACCTTTAGAACTTAGTGATTTTGAATACATTGGTGATGATTGGCATTTTGATGCGCCAATTAGAGGATATATTTTACCAACATCAAAAGGTGGTCAAGGTCCAGATAAAATTTTAGTAATTGATGATTTGTTTGATATGATTCGTGCATCAAGAAAAAATTTTTTATATGGTGGACGAGTTGGTTTTTTTAATGGCGGATTAATGTCATTGCTATGACAATGACCGATGACATTCTTGCGTGGTGCGAGAATTATTTAGAACCCAAAAATAAACATCTAGGTAATGTACCTGTATGCCCGTACGCGAAACGTGCGCGGCTTGGCAAAACTTACCGCATACTCGAGTGTACTAACTTTGCAGAATTTCAAGATACAATCATAGAAGGTGCTAAGATTGCAAAACAAAAAAATGTGCAAATAGCAATCGTTGCTTGCGATGACATTGGTTATACGCCAGAAGAATTAGATTCGGTAATAGATATTTTAAACCGTGTTTTAGTGCCGCAAGATATATATTTGATGGGCTCACACCCTGATGATGACGAAGAAGAGGAAGACGTAGATTTTTTGGATACGGGAGAATGGCAACCAGAACATAACTTTATGATGGTGCTAATACAAAAGTTTGATGAATTAGAAAAAGCTAGTGACAATTTACGCAAGACTGGTTATTATGATCACTGGCCTACGGACTATTACGAAGGCACAGTGTTAAAACGAAAATCTTATGGGAGATATCGACATGATGGGAATGAAAAAACGAGTTAAGAAAAAAGGCGGCGGCTCTGCAATGAAAAAACGTATTTTGAAAAGAGGCGGCGGCTCTGCAATGAAGAAACGAGTTAAAAGAAAAATGGGAGGCAAAGCGTTTCCTGATTTAACTGGTGATGGCAAAGTTACTCGAAAAGATGTTCTAAAAGGACGTGGCGTTAAACTAAAACGTGGCGGGTCTATTAAAAAGAACAAGTAATTATTGTTTTTAGGGGGATTTAATGACTGCTTGTAAGCATTGCGAGCACGAATGCCACTGTGGTCATGGTGGTTCGTGTAGAACGGACGGGTGTGACTGTTTGAATTGCGAGCATAATGCACTTGATGAATTTTGGAAACAACTAGGAGACAAGAATGCCGCTAAACCCAAAAGGTAAAAAAATTTTAAAATCTATGAAAAAAAACTATGGTAAAGATAAAGGAAAACAGGTATTCTATGCTAGTATTAACAAGGGTAAGGTAAAGGGCGTTAAGAGCTCTACAAAAAGGTGATATAATATGGAAGAGGGCGTTTTAAATATTGAAGCTAACCAAGCAACAATACACATGTTGTTAGACCTTGGTTTTAATTTAAGTCAAGTTGAAGAAATTCTTAACCAACGTGACGCAGGCAAAACTAATATTCAAATTAAAAGTAAACCATCAGATACAAATTTTATGGGTTATGCAGCACCTTTTGATGAAAGATCTTTTAAAAATTATGGTTCTAATGAAGAAAATCCTGAAACAGTAGATTCTGAAAGAGGACGTGCAAACGGTGGCCGTATAGGTTTTCAAGATGGTAAAACTTTAGATTTTGAAGTTTACAAATTTTATTTTATGAATGCTTTGGGCATGGATGAAGAAGAAGCGGAAAAAGCAACAGAACAAGAATTATACGGACCTGATAGTGCAAGACTAAGAGATTCTAAAAAAGGTATTGGTTCAATGATGGCATCAATGGATGATGACTCTGAGCCAAATGCAGAAATAATCGAACCAAGTTTTGATTCTGGTGGGGAAGAAGAATTAATGAGAGAAATTGAAACTCAAGGTGGTTTAAGAACAGCAAGCACACAAGATGAGATGGCTGATGCATATGCATTATATGATTCAGCAGTTGAAGCAGGGTTTAAAGGTTCGTTTGAAGAGTTTATACAACTTATGATGATAGAAGCTAATAGAGGTCAAAGTATAAAAGGTGCTGAGGGACTAGCATCATTAAGGGCGTAACATGCCAGTAGATAGAGACATGCCTCTAAAAGAACAAATGAAGTTCGACATTAGAGCACAAGAAGTAGAATTCAACGAAGGTGATCCACAGTTAGACGCTGATGGCGGTGCTACCATAAATTTTGGTCCACAACAAACAATGATGGGTGGACACAATGAAAACTTAGCTGAACAATTAAGTGACGGCGATCTTGATGTAATAGCAAGAGAACTTTCTGATGCCTATGATGGTGATAAAGAATCACGTGGTGATTGGTCATCAACTTATGCTGAAGGACTAGATTTACTCGGGATGAAATATGATGACCGAACAAGTCCTTTTCCCGGAGCATCAGGCGTATCTCACCCTTTACTTGCAGAATCAGTTACACAGTTTCAAGCACAATCATATAAAGAATTATTTCCTGCAGGCGGCCCTGTAAAAACACAGATTATGGGAGCAACTAATCCACAAGTTGAATCTCAGTCAAGCCGTGTTAAAGAGTTTATGAATTTTCAACTTACCCACGTCATGGAAGAGTACGAGCCCGAACTTGATCAGATGTTGTTTCACCTACCGTTGTCAGGTTCGGCGTTCCGTAAAGTTTATTTTGATAATACATTAGGTAGGCCCGTTGCTAAATTTGTATCATCAGAAGATCTAGTAGTTCCTTACGATTCAACGGACTTAATGACATGTTCTAGAATTACCCACGTTGTAAAAATGATGGCTAACGATCTACGGAAGTTTCAAGTATCAGGATTTTATCGTGACGTAGAAGTTGGCAATCCACCAGATGATGACCCAAGCGAAATACAAGAAAAAATAGATGAGATATCTGGTAAGAAAAAAGTTTATACAAAAGATGACGTTTATACTTTGTTGGAGATTCATACTAACTTAGACCTTCCAGGTTATGAAGATGCCAATGAGGCAGGCGAAGAAACTGGAATTAGTTTACCGTATATTGTAACTATTGAAGATAATTCCAATAAAATTTTATCTATAAGGAGAAACTGGGCTGAAGGTGACCCACTTAAAATTAAAAAACAATATTTCGTACATTATAAATTTTTGCCTGGTCTTGGCTTTTATGGTTTTGGTCTTATTCATATGCTCGGTGGTCTCACAAAAACCGCAACCTCTGTATTACGACAGCTTATCGACGCAGGCACACTCGTCAATTTACCAGCCGGATTTAAAGCTCGTGGGCTTAGAATACGCGATGATGATCAGCCATTAGTACCGGGTGAGTTTAGAGATGTAGACGCACCTGCAGGTGATCTTGCATCTTCACTAATGACCCTACCTTATAAAGAACCATCACAAACTTTATTTAACTTACTTGGTTTTGTAATTGATAGTGGTAAATCATTTGCAGCTGTTGCTGATATGAAACTTGGTGAAGGTAATGAAGTTAATCCTGTTGGCACAACCATGGCATTACTAGAGCGTGGAATGAAAGTTATGTCTGCGATTCATAAAAGAATGCATTCAGCTCAAGGAAAAGAATTTAAATTACTTGCACAGTTATTTGCAGAAACATTACCACCAGTTTATCCATATCAAATTGTTGGTGGTAACCAAGCAGTCAAAGCACAAGACTTTGACGCACGTATTGATGTTATACCTGTATCTGATCCAAACATTTTTTCAATTACACAAAGAGTAACACTTGCGCAACAACAATTACAATTAGCACAAGCTGCACCTGAAATGCACAACTTGTACGAAGCTTATCGAAGAATGTATGAAGCAATGGGCGTACAAAATATAGAAGCTATGTTGCCTGCTCCGCAACAACCGATGCCAAAAGATCCAGCAACGGAAAATGCTGAAATACTTGCTGGCGCACCTGCTCAAGCATTTCAAGGACAAAACCACGATGCACACATTGAATCTCACTTTGCCATGATGCACAGCACAGTTGTTAAATCGAGCCCTATTGTTATGGCAAACTTACAAGCGCACATTATGCAACACATATCGCTTAAAGCTCAAGAAGAAGTACAAACAGAAGTACAAAGACAAATGCAGCAAATGCCACCTGAACAACAACAGATGATGCAACAACAGATGATGATGGAAGTGCAAGCAAGAATTGCAGAACGTGAGTCACGATTAATTGCAGAATTTGTTGCAGAGTACGAAGAGTTACTTAAAGAAACTGCGTCTGATCCGTTAATTGATTTAAAACGTGACGAACTTAAAGTTAGAACAGAAGATATAAAACGAAAAGGTAGAGAAGCAAATGAAAAACTTGGTTTTGAAAAGAAAAAATTAAATACTAATACTAAAGTTGATCGTGAAAAAATTGATCAACAAAAAGATGCTGTTGCAATTAGATCAGCTATAGCTGCAGAAAAATTAGAAAAAGATTCTATAAACAAAGTTATGGACAAAGCAGAAAAAATTACAGCAAACATGGAAAAAACTACAGCTAATATTATGAAACCTAACGGGAAAATTAAATAGTGTCTAATTTAAAAAATTTAAAGAAAAAAGTTGGTTACGTAGGTCCTACTGTAAGCAATGTTCCTCGTGAATTTGGTAAAGGAGAACATTTTGTAAAACTTGCTTACATTACTCCTGATGAAGCAAAACTTCTTAAAAAAGTTGACATGTATGATAGTAACCCGCCACATACAGGACCTGAAATAAAAGGTATTCCTAACTATAATGACTTTGGGGGTGGAGGAGATTATGGAGGATATAGAAGTGGCGAGGCAATGGGAGCGGCAGAAAGAGGAAATTTTGGAAGCAGAGATTTTCAAGCGTCTGGAATGTCCCGACAACAAGGACAAGCTATTAGAGCAGGTGCTGATTTAGCAGGAGCTATAGGAAATTTTAACAGAGATCAATCTAATCAAAATACAGAAGCAATGTATGCTGCTCAAGAACGATATGATGCTCTTAATACAGACGAGTCACTGTCTGAATCTGAATTAGGTCAAATTGAAAGTGAATACAATGAAAATTTATTAGACGTACAGGGTGGTAGTTCATTGGCTCAAGTTTATCAACAAAACCCTAATATTTTTACTGGAAATTTTTCTGACTATTATCAAGTAGGAAACACTGTCTATAATAAAATTGACGGTACAAAAATAGGAACTGTTAATACTGTTGGCGCAATGTATGGGCTTCCCGGCATTGGTAAATATTTAGGAATGGCTGGTTCTTTTTTTGGAGTAGATCCAGACATGCCAACTTTTACAGTTGATCCTTTTTTTGCAAAAACTTCAGGGTTAGAAAGAGAAATGGGCGGCGGCAATGGCGGAGATAATCGACCAAGCACTATGGAAATACTATACCCAACAGAAGAAACTTTAACAGGCGAAGAAACAGGGGCTAACGAATCAGTGCTTTCAGGTTATGATTTAAATTACTACAACGAAATTCAACCTTACACTACTTTTGCAAGAGGTGGCCTTGCAGCGTTGCCCGCTAATTTTAATCCGATGACAAATGCTAATCCTTTTAGTATAATGATGCGAAGAGGACGATAATGGCTAAACCAAAAGTTGCAACACAAGGACAAGTATTAAACTATTTAGGTAAACAACCTACCGTATCTGGCGTTCCTAAAAAATGGAAATCATCTCCTGACCATCCGGCAACTGAACTTGCTTATATTACTAAAAAAGAAAAAGATGTTTTAATAGATTTAAATTTACATAATTCTTTAAAAGGTAAAGCAAATAAAGGACCTGGCGGTTTACCAAGTTTAAATGGTTTTGCGGAAGGGGCTTCCGCGGCAGGTATGGGTGGTTTTAATCAACCTTCTGGCGGAGGATTTTCACGGCCAGGAGGAGGAGGCGGCGGAGGAGGCGGCCTTGCAGCATTTTACCAACGTTACCCAGGACGTTATCCAGGAGAAAGCATGCGTGAGTATCGACAAAGAATGGCAGCTCAACGGCAAGCAGCAGCAAGAGCAGCTGAGCGAGCAGCAGCTCAGCGAGCAGCTGAACAGCAAGCAGCAGCACAGCAAGCAGCACAGGAAGCAGCACAGCAAGCAGCGGCTCAAGCAGCCGCTGAACAAGCAGCAATAGTACAATTAAGAGAACAAGAAGCCGCAGAACAAGCAGCAGCTGAACAAGCAGCAGCCCAAGCAGCAGCCCAAGCAGCAGCAGAACAAGAAGCCGCAAGACTTGCTGCTATTGAAGAACAAAGAAGACTAGACGCTGAACAAGCTGCAATTCAAAGGCAACAAATGCAACAACACGGAACGCAAGCGTCAACGTCATTAAATCGACCTGCAGCTGCTTCACAACGTTATCAAGGTTATACACCAATGGATTTTGATGTATCTAGAACAGGATCATTAACAGATGCGTACGCAAGAATGTTAAATGTTCCTTTTTTTCAACCTTTTATAGATCAAACTACAATTCAAAGACCTGATTCTTTTATTCCAGGTACATCAATTGATACTAGTATTTTTGGCGTAAATTCTTTATTACCAACTTATCAATTTGATTCAACAACACAAACAGCAACTAATCCTTATGGTCTTAAACAAGGAGGCCGTGTAGGTAAAATGCGTGGTGGAATAATGGTTATGGAAGATGAAGAGGTTGTAAATAACGGAATTAGTAGTATATTAAACAAATATAAGGAAATAAGATCAGAATTATAAGAATTTATGGACGGATTATGGTTAAGCGATAAGATTTTACGTCTTATTCGCGATAAGAAAGAAAAAACTACGCAATATGTAATGCAAGGAAGCACTACAGAAAAGCACGACTATCATTTTATGCTTGGACATTACCGAGCATTAGAAGAAATGGAAGATCAAATTAAAGAAATACTAGATAAAGGAGAAAAAAATGACTGATTTAATTTTACCAGAGCGCATGGCTAAAGCTAGACGCAAACAAAAGGCAAAAATAGACGAAGAAGGCAAAACTGCTGCTGAAATAGAGCAAAAACAGCAAGAAGTTGAAGATATTTATGGTGAAAGAGAGTCAAAGTACATTGATCCTGACAATATTGATGAAAATATAGCTGAAAAACTACCAAAACCTACTGGTTGGCGAGTATTAATACTGCCTTATTTAGGTGCTGAGAAGAGTAAAGGTGGTATTATTTTAACTGACCAATCACGTGAAAGAGAGCAGTTAGCAACCGTTTGCGGTTATGTGTTATCTACTGGTCCTGATGCGTATGCAGATACAAATAAGTTTCCTGAAGGACCTTGGTGCAAAAAAGGTGATTGGGTGATCTTTGCACGTTATGCGGGGTCAAGATTAAAAATTGATGGCGGTGATTTAAGACTCTTGAATGATGATGAAATTCTTGCTATAATACAGGACCCGACTGACATATTACATATGTAGTCGATCTTGCAAATTAAATAACCATGGAGAACAAGAACCATGCCTGAGGCACAAAAAGAAGTAAAAGAGGAACAACTAGTTCCCATTGACACTAGCGGAGATTCCGTTGATGTTGAATTAGACGAATCCAAAGTAAAACCAGTTGAAGAAGAAGTTGTAGAACAACCAAAGGAAGAAGCTGCACCTGAACCAGAAAAAACGGAAGAAGAAAAACCGTCAACGGACAAGGGTGAGCACGATGAGTATAGTGAAAAAGTTAATAAACGAATTTCTAAACTTGTTGGCAAACTTCGTGAAGCAGAACGTAGAGAAGACGCTGCTATAAAATATGCATCTGGTTTAAAAAATAAACAAACAGATCTTGAAACACAACTACAATCGCTTAATGAAAACTACGCATCAACAATCGAAACTGCTTCAACATCACAGGTTGAAGAAGCAAAATTAAGATTAAAAAAAGCAATTGAAGAAAATGACGTTAACGCACAAGCTGAAGCACAAAGTATTCTTGCACGTGCGTCACTTGACGCTGAACGAGCAAAAATTCAAAAAGAACAATTAGAAGTTCAAGCTGCAAAATTTAAACAACAAAAAGAAATTCCAACTGTTAATTATGATCAAGGCGGTCAGGTAGCACCTGCACCGCAAACACCAGCACCCGATCCTAAAGCTCAATCTTGGGCAGAAAAAAATGAGTGGTTTGGTAAAGATGAAGCAATGACATATACAGCATTTGCTATTCATAGAAAACTTGTTGAGCAGCAAGGATATGATCCAAGATCAGATGAATATTATGAAGAAATAGATCGTCAGATACAGGAACAATTTCCAAACAAATTTGAAGCAGAAAAAAGCAAAAAAACAGTTGACCAAACTGTTGCTCCTGCGGTAAAGTCAGTTTCCAACAAAGGAAAACGAACTGTGAGACTCACACCCTCACAGGTTGCAATCGCTAAAAAGCTAGGTGTGCCATTAGAAGAATACGCTAAATACGTGAAGGAGTAGCATATGGATAAGAAAACAAGAACCTCACGCTCATCTCAAACTAGAGAGAAAACTGCCAGAAGGCAGCCTTGGCGACCACCATCTAGGTTAGACGCGCCAACTCCTCCAGCTGGATTCAAATATCGTTGGATTCGTGCTGAAGTTATGGGCCAAGAAGACAAAAAGAATGTATCAGCTCGAATGAGAGAAGGATACGAACCAGTTAGACTGGAAGAACTTGGAGATTTTGAAGCCCCAACTGTTGAGGACGGCACAATGAAAGGCGTCGTATCCGTAGGTGGATTACTGCTAGCCAAAATACCTGAAGAAATTGTTGAGGAACGAAATGCGTATTTCGCTCAACAAACGCGGGAACAACAGGAATCTGTTGATAACAATCTTCTAAGGGAGCAGCATCCTAGTATGCCTATTGACAATCCAAGTAGGCAATCGAGAGTAAGCTTTGGCGGTGCAAAAGAATCTAAATAGATTTTACACCTAACAACATTGTTCAAAGATTTGGATTAATAACTAATAATTTATTAGTCTAAGGAGGACTATAATTATGGCAAATCAAGACGCAGCCTTTGGGTTTAGACCTACAAGGCATTTAAGTGGCGGTCAGATGCGTACTGAAGAGTATGCTATAGCAGCTAACTACTCAAGTGATATTTTCACTGGACAAGTAGTTGAAGCAGTAGCAGCTGGAGGTATTGAACAAGCAGCAGCTGGAGATACACAACAATTAGGTGTTTTCGGTGGATGTTTTTATACTGACCCAACAACAAGTAAACCAACATACAACGCGTACTATCCACAAAGCACAAACGCTTCTGATATCGTTGCGTATGTTTACGCAGATCCTGATATTGTGTTTGAAGCACAACATGATGGAACTGGAACAGCAGCTATGAATCACTCAGCTATGGACTTTGCAGGAGTTGCTGGTAGTACAACTACTGGTATTTCTACTTCTGAACTTGCTACCTCTACTTCTGGTACAGGTGCTGGATTCAAACAAATTGGAATCTCAAAAGATCCTGAAAATAGTGATACTAGTGCTGCTAATGCAAATGCTTATTGTGTATTTAGCACAGGTGAGCACGTGTATAAACTCATAACAGCAGTATAGGAGGATTTAAACTATGGCTATAAACAGAGCACAACTTGCTAAAGAGTTAGAACCTGGTTTGAATGCACTATTCGGACTAGAGTACGCACAATACGAAAACCAACATGCTGAAATTTTTGACACAGAAAATTCTGATAGAGCTTTTGAAGAAGAAGTAATGCTATCAGGTTTTGGTGCAGCATCAGTTAAGCCTGAAGGAACTTCAGTTAACTTTGATTCTGCAACTGAGTCATTCACAGCACGTTATACGCACGAGACAGTAGCACTTGCTTTCTCAATAACTGAAGAGGCTGTAGAGGATAACCTTTACGACAAAGTCAGCACTCGTTATACAAAAGCACTTGCACGTTCAATGGCACACACTAAACAAGTAAAAGCTGCAAACGTATTAAACAATGCGTTTGATTCAAGTTTTACTGGCGGTGATGGTAAGGAGCTTTGCGCTACTGACCACTCAACAACTAGTGGAAACCAAAAGAACGAATTGTCAACAGCTGCAGACCTTAACGAAACATCATTAGAGCAAGCAATGATCGACATTGCTGCTTTTGCTC